AGGACCGACCCAACGGAAGCGTTGCCTTGAAGCGCTCGAGAGAGCGCAATGCACATAGACCTACTTGGTATCTATGTGCCAGGTGACCCCAAGTCACCTAATTTATCGATTTATCGAGATCCCCTCTTCTCCATTCCCTCCGCCTTGAACCTCTTGAGGGTGAGATCCCATTGTTGGACATCGAGGCGTCTGCTGCGTACCCATTCCAACTCTTCGTGGGTGACGCCGCCAACGTTGCTGAGTGCGTCCAGTAGCTCGAGGACCTTGAGTCTGATGAGGTCGTAATTCATTGTGCTTCCCCTTGTTGAGGTGTACTCTAAAGATACGTGCCTGCTGACCTTGTGTCTGTCAGGAAAAACCCAACACTTTTGTAGGGAGATTCCCCACATGGCCTTCCGTCGACGTAGGATGTCCGGTCGTCACTCGAAGCGTACCTTCCGCCGTGGAAGTCGGCGGTACCACAAGAAGAACCGCATGATGGGATTCCGTGGTGGTATCAGGCTGTGAAGCCGCTCTGCTATGGCATGCTTCTACCCAGTTCGAGTCGGGATCAAGCAGAAGGTTTCCGGCGTCAGGGTTGAGCAGGAAGTCGGCTGCGGTCATTGTGGCGGCTGCCGTGCCGACCAAGCCCGGGACTGGACGACCCGGCTGATGCACGAGTCTGTGCTGCATGAGATCGGATGGTTCGTTACTCTGACCTATGAGGAGCTTCCTGAGAATGGCTCGCTCATTCCGCAAGATCTTTCACGATTCTTTAAGTCCCTGCGTAAAGCAGAGCCGCCCCGGTCCGTCCGATACTTCGCGTGTGGCGAGTACGGGGACCGGTTCCAACGGCCACATTACCATGCGGTGCTTTTTGGTCCTCAGTTTCTGGATAAGTGTCCTATTCCTGATTCTTCTCGCGCTCATGTTTGGCGGGCCCCGTCTCTGGAGGCTCATTGGCCTCATGGTTTCTCTGAGTTCGGGACAGTGACGCGCGCGAGTTGTGCGTATGCTGCTGGGTACGTCCAGAAGAAGATTTCCAAGCGTGTGGACCCAGCCCATTATGATCTCCCCTTCGTGAACAAGGATACCGGTGAGATCCCTACTCGGGTGCCTGAGTTTACGCGTATGTCCTTGAGGCCGGCGATCGGCTTGAGGTGGCTCAAGCGGTATTGGACTGATGTGTATCCGTCCGACCGAGTGGTAATCGAGGGCAAGGAGTACAAGCCGCCTCGGTACTACGATAAGGTGATGGAGGACCCGAAACATAAGCTCGCTGGGATCTCGTTCCGGGACCGTGAGGCTCTGATGTTCGAGGTAAGGAGTAAGCGTATAGAGGAAGCAAAATCACTTTCGAAGTATCAGCTCAATGCGAAGGCTGTGGCCTTCGCCTCCCGTGATGACCTTTTCAATTCGAGGAAACGATGAAAACCTTTCTCTTCACAGTGTTCGATGTCTGCGCCGGTGCCTTCCTGGAGCCGTTCAGCGCGCCCTCGGTGGAGTTCGCGATCCGTTCGTTCAGGCAGGCGGTGAATACGCCTGAGCATGCGTTCCACACCCACGCCACCGACTACACGCTGTTCGTGATTGGCGAGTTCGATGCGATCAGCGGGAAGCTGATCCCCCAGGAGCCCGCATCCCTTGGTATTGGGATTACGTTCCTCGAGGAGACTCCGCTGGAAAGTGCGAAGCGTGTCGTTTCGGTGGATAACCTGCGGGACGCGCTTCCGCTCCAGCATGACGATGGGAGCGTTTCAAATGCGTAACATGCAAATCCGGCGTTCGACGCGGAACCGGTTCGCCGAAGAGCCTTCGGTGAGGATTGGCCGGTCCCAGTTCGACTGGTCCAAGAATCGGAAGATGTCCTTCCTGGCGGGGTATCTCACTCCGATGTATCTCGAGGAGATCATGCCAGGGACAACCCTCACTCTGAGGACTACGGGCTTCGCCCGGATCTTCTCTCCCCTCGATGCTCCGGTGATGGACAACATCGAGGTTCAGACCTACTTCTTTTTCGTCCCGTGCCGCCTGGTGTGGGATAACTGGAAGTACTTCATGGGCGAGCACGATGATGCAGGCGTCCAGGACACGGACTATACGGTGCCGGTGCTGGCTACCGGGCTCACCGTTGATCATGGTGATGATGTCACCGTGCATGGCCTTGCGGCCTATCTCGGGCTGCCCGACGGGATGACCTCGGCGAGCACGGCCCCCAATGCGCTGCCTTTCCGCGCATACAACCTCATCTATAACCAGTGGTTCAGGGATCAGAACCTCATCGATGAGCGGATCGTCACGAAAGGGGACGGTCCCGACACTCTCTCGAACTACGCCTTGAGGAAGGGTGCGAAGAAGCACGATTACTTCACGTCGGCGCTTCCGTACGTTCAAAAGGGCACGGCGCAGTCCGTATCACTGCAGCACGCCTCTGGCGTTTCTACTGACCTGGTGTACGTGAAGGGCACGCTCGCTGCTGGCGATAACGTCTCAGTGTACTCTGACACTCTCACTGGGTACTACGACATCGACACTGATGCGGCTCGCGCTGATCTCTCAGTAACCCTCGGCACTTCTGGCGACGCACTCTACATCAAGCCCACCGATCTGACGGTGGACATCAACGCCTTGCGTACGTCCGTCGCCTACCAACGGCTGCTCGAGCGGGACGCTCGAGGTGGGACCCGGTACGTGGAACTCATCAAGTCGCACTTCGGTGTGACCAACCCGGATTTCCGGCTCCAACGGTCGGAGTATCTCGGCGGTGGTCGTTCCTACATCAACATTTCGCCTGTGGCGAACACGTCGGGTGTGGATTCTACGGTTTCAATCTCTGGGAGTGACGAGCCCCAGGGCGAGCTTCATGGCACGGCAGCCGGTACGATCAGCGGCGGCTTCGCGAAGTCCTTCACCGAACATGGCTACGTGATCGGGCTCATTCGGGCCCGCGGTGACGTGACCTACTTCCAGGGGATCCAGAAGATGTGGACGCGGTCGAGCCGCTTCGATTTCTACATCCCCGCCCTTGCCCACCTGGGTGAGCAGGCGATTCTGAATCGCGAGCTTTACAACCAGAACGGCGGTACCAACACGTCGGTGTTCGGCTACCAGGAGCGCTGGGCGGAGTACCGCTCGCGGCCGTCCGAGGTCGTGGGCTTGTTCAATCCGGACACGTCAGGATCTCTTTCATTCTGGCATCTGGCGGAGGATTTCTCCTCGGCGCCTTCTCTCAATCAGACGTTCATCGAGGACCAGACGCCGATGACTCGGATCAAGACCGTGGCTACGGCGGTCGATTTCATCTGCGACATTCGTTTCGACGTGAAGGCCGCACTTCCGATGCCTGTTCGGTCCATTCCTTCCCTGACTGGGCGACTCTGATGGTTATGATCGTCCCTGCTCTCATCGCGGGTGGTGCCGCGCTCGCGGGCCAGTGGCTTGCCAACCGCGAGAATAAGGGCGAAGCCAAGCGCAATCGCGGTTTCCAGGAGCGTATGCGCAATACGGAATGGCAAGCCGTAGTCGAAGACATGCGCAAGGCCGGGTTGAACCCGGCCCTTGCCTACTCTCAGGGAGGGGCGTCGAGCCCCTCCGGCTCTATGTACCAGGCGGAGTCAGTGACCGGGAAGGGCACGAGTTCCGCTCTCCAGGGCATCCTGCTGAAGAAGCAGATTGCCCAGATGGACGCGCAAATCGCGAAAACGGAGGCGGAAACCAAGTCAGTGGATTGGGATTCCGCCATCAAACGGCTACGAGCCGTAGCCTATCAGACCTTCAAGGAGCCGGGAGGCTCCACCTTTCGGGCCGGTCAGTCCAACGGCCTGATGGAGCGTGAGCTCATGGCGTCGCTCAATCTCAGTGAGTCGAACGCTCGTAGGCTCGCTCAGCAGGTGAGCATGAATCAGCCACTGCTCGACATGCTCAAGGACCCCCTCGGTGGGGATAAATCGGAGATGATGATCCGGTCCCTACTCGCTCTCATTCTGAGGAAATAAGATGGCCACGAAGAAAGAGCTTCTCGACTATCGGGGTAAGCCCCGAGTTCAAACGGTGAACGATCAGCCCTCCAAGACCATCCAGTCGGACGCCCACTTGGCGGACATCCAGAAGATCCTCGGTCAGTTCGGCCATACGGGTATCCTGGACTCGCTCCAGGACGCCGATGATGTGTACATGGATGTGTCGGAGTTCACCGACTTCACGACCATGCACGCTCAGGCCGAAGAGGCCAAAGCGCGTTTCATGGAACTGCCCTCGAAGGTGCGGGAGGTGTTCAATCACGATGTGTTCGAATGGCTGGATGCAGCCCACGACCCGGAAAAGGCGGCTCGAGCCAATAGCGAGCTTGCTGCCAAGGGTCTTATCCCGACTCCGGAGGAGGAGGTACCTGCCGCCGCGCCTCCGGCGGATGCCCCTTCTACCCCCTGAAAGCTCAGGAAGCCCCCCTGGGGACTTCCGAACGTGAGTCAACTATACGAGGGCCCCAACTGGGGCCCTCGTTCCTTATAGGACCGTGTATAACGTGTCCTTCAATCGGGCCGAAGGCCCGAAAAAAATTGTCGTAGCGACCTGTCCCGAAGGGACTCTACGGCTGCCGCGAGCGGGCCCCAACGGTCGCCTCCATACAAATCTGTCCGCGTGCGCGCGCTGCGCGTGCGCGCGAAACAGATAAAAGTGGCGGCCGGGGGCGATGCGAGCGGCTAACCTAAACAAAGCCTCTACAAGGCTTATACGACAAA